ACCATTCTTCCCACCATTCTTCCCACCATTCTTCCCACCGTTCTTCCCATTCTTCCCACCATTCTTCCCACCGTTCTTCCCACCATTCTTCCCACCGTTCTTCCCATTCTTCCCACCATTCTTCCCACCATTCTTCCCACCATTCTTCCCACCATTCTTCCCATTCTTCCCACCATTCTTCCCACCGTTCTTCCCACCATTCTTCCCACCATTCTTCCCATTCTTCCCACCGTTCTTCCCATTCTTCCCACCATTCTTCCCATTCTTCCCACCATTCTTCCCACCATTCTTCCCAGGATTCGGACCGTACTTCCCAGCCTTTAAGGGACCATTCTTCCCAGGATTCGGACCGTTCTTCCCAGGATTTGGACCGTTCTTCCCGTTCTTCCCAGGATTCGGTGGCGGACCATTCTTCCCAGGATTCGGATACTAATAAATTAAAAGTGGGGGAGTAAATCCCCCACTTAGCTATTGTTTATATATTTCGTATATGATACAATTTACATACATGTACAGGAGATATTATGGAATGGTATGATTTACCAAGATTAGAAAAAACAAAAACAAGATTAGAGTCTGAATTTATACAAGATGGTATAGAGGTTATTAATTTAGATTACGGCATCCACTTGTATAGAAATGCAGTTAATAAAGATGACTGTAAAACCATTATAGATTTAATTGAAAATGAAATATCTTTAGGCATACCAAAAATTCAATGGAATGAAGCCAGTGTTAATGGTAAAGAAAGAACCACCCATGCAAGAAATTGTTATGATCTAAAATATAAAAAAGAAGCTCTTGGAACTTATATTCCTAAAAATGATGCTTTGGCAAAAGCTCATGACATGGTTAATGATAGATTAAATGTTGCATTGCAGCACTATGAAAGATTATGGCATTTTTCAATAAAGTATAAAGAAGCATTTAACTTTGTAAAATATATGCCAGGTGAATTCTTTAAAATACATGCAGACCATGGACCATTTTATACATGTACAGTTTCTGCAATAGTTTATTTGAACGATGACTATGAAGGCGGGGAACTAGAATTTCCAAGACATGGATTAACAGTTAAGCCAAAGGCTGGAGACATTATGTTGTTCCCATCCAATTATGTATACGAGCATGCATCATTAAATATAAGTTCAGGAATTAAGTATGCTGTAGTTATCATGATGGATTATAATGATTTATATCATAAATCAGAAAGTTCAGGCGGATATTAATAAAATAATTTTTACAGCATTTAGACCATGGCTAACAAAATTTAGCCCATCAGTGCCAGGAACTACTCATTCTGTTATGCCTAAATGGTACAAGGATGCCGACAGGTTTGCTAAAAACCCAATCAATGGTGAATATTACAAAGCTACCAAGGAAGTTTGTCCTTTTCCAAAAGAGGGTACAAATAATGATTACGGGTATATCCCAACTTGGAAAGCTTGTCCAGCAGTTATGGATGCATTTATTACTGGTTATGTTTTTAAGACTCCATGTGATATAACATTCTATAAAGATAAAAATGGAAAAATTAATGTAAAAATAGATGATAAAAAAAATGCAGGTTTTTGTACAACAAGAGATCCGATGCCTCAGTTTGAGCATCCAACTGGTTATTATAAAGAACATTTTGCGTGGTATCCAGATTGGGCATTAGAAGTTCCTGAAGGGTATAGCTGTTTATATATGACTCCAATGAATAGATTTGACTTACCGTTTTTAAATACAACTGGAGTTGTAGATAATGATAGTGTCCATTTATCTGGCACATTTCCATTCTTTTTGGTTGAAGGATGGGAAGGAACAATTCCAGCAGGAACACCGTATTTACAGATACTTCCATTTAAAAGAGAAGACTGGCAGCATGAGGTAAAGTTTTTGTCACAAAAAGATATATATGATAAAATGACAGACAATATGAAATTCTACCGTCAACCAGATGGCGGAGTATATAAAAGCAAGGTATGGAGTAGGAGAGAGTACAAATAAAATGCAAACTTGGTCATCAAAAGAGTCTCTAGGGAATGGTATATTTGTCTATAGAGATGTTATAAAAAAAGAAATTGATGTAATAGGCAGACTAGAAAACATTCTTAGTCCAGTAAATTCTGGCGCTAAGTATGCATGGCAGCCAGCGTATGTTGGGTATCAAGAACTTATGCCAGATTATAGAGACTGTGTAGATTTTAAATTCAAGAAGACCGACATTCAATTTGATAAAAGCGAAGAGTCCTCAAAACTTCAAAAATTGTGGCAAGACGTATTTGATGTACAATCTCCAGCCGTAAATGATTATAGAAAAGAACATAATCTTATGGACCTTAAATACTGGGAAGCATTTAATTTTATTAAGTATGGACCAGGACAACACTTTATGGAGCACCACGATCATGGATACTCATATAATTGTACTGTCTCTTTAGTTGCATATGTTAATGATGATTACGAGGGTGGAGAATTATATTTCAGGTTGCAAAACCTGAATATTAAGCCAAAAGCTGGAGATTTATATATATTCCCTTCTAACTACATGTACCCACATCAAGCAAAGCCAGTTATATCGGGAACAAAATATTCAATTGTTACTATGTTAGATTATAGTGGCAAGTTCCACTCACAAGAAATGTATGATCCTAAATGGGAGAATGAGCCAAGTGTTAGTTAAAGCCTATAAACATGCTGGACATAGGGTAAAGATAGAGCAGACTAAAGTAAAAAGGGACTGGATGGATGCTACTGATAATGCTCATGCATACAAATGCTTTCCAGTTAGTTTAGCTAATACAATTGGATGGTCGATATCATTACTAGACGATGTCGAGTTTATTTGGGATGGAATATCTGACTCAAGTTCGGAACACGTAAAGGTTTTAAAGGATCCAGCTGGAGCCTGTAGTACACAACGCTCTAATGGCACAATAAGTTTTTATACTGGTATCTTTTTTGAGACAGATAAAGACACGACAATGCTACAAATAGTTCCTCCTAATTACTTTATAGATGGTGCTGCGCCATTTACAACTCTTATATCCACATCTTTTTTTCCAGAAGCAATTCCAGTTGCATGGAAAATAACTAGACCAAACACAGTAATAACTATACCAGCTGGTACTCCAATAGCTACTTTTATTCCAATATCATTGGCTAAATACAATGAGGTAGAGTTAGAAATTCAGGATAAGGTGTGGCCAGAGCTTTCTTGGAAACAAAAAGAAGAAAGAAACAAGGTCTGGCAAGAAATAACTATGCAGGGCAAGTTTACTAATTTTTATAGAGATGGTGTAGAGTATGATGGAACAAAAATTGGTGACCATGAATTAAAGGCTATAAGGTTAAAAATTAACGATTTTTCTACAAAGATAGAGGAGTGATATAATATTAATATGGAAAAGATGAATGTAAATCATTTAGATCAGGTGACAAAATCTATCACCCCATCAGGATTTTTTGGGACCAGCAAAGATAATATTGTTGAACTAGAAAACTTTATGACAGAAGAAGAGATAGACTTTTTGGAAAAATCTGCAAAAGGTATAACAATTTGGGATTATACAGAAAGCCATGTCAATGAAAATGGAACCACAATATATGATGCTAACTATTGGAAAGATAGAGTGGCAACTAGACCATCATTAGATAAGAATGATCCAAAAATTGGTCCAGTTATTGAAGGTCTATTTAAAAGACTTCAGCCAATTATAGAAGACTTTTTCTATGTTAGAGTACAGCCAACTGGACAAACAATTGTAAGATGGTTACCAGGACAATTACAAAAACCTCATGCTGATAAAGAACTACATGATGGTCCAGATGCAGGACTGCCAAATGATTTTCCATATTACGACATAGCAAGTTTATTTTATTTAAACGATGACTACGAAGGTGGAGAAATCTACTGGCCTCTACAAGGAGTTAGAATTAAGCCTAAAAGAGGAGCAGCATACTTTTTCCCAGGAGACATGAATTATATACATGGCGTCACCGAGATAAAAGGAAATATAAGATATACAGTTCCTTTCTTTTGGACCATATTAGAACACACTGGAGAAAATAAGCCTGAGGCAGGTAAAGAGTATTATAGGACGCTATTAGATCCAGAAATGCGTGGAAAGAATCTTTATGAAAGTGTTTACGAGGGGTAAAAATGTCTAATTATACAAGATTAACTCAAGATATTTTGTTGTATGAAAACTTTTTGACTAAAGAGGAGTCCCAAGCAATTATTGATGTTATGGAAGCTCAGGTTAAAAATGAAAAGTTGTCTTGGACACCAATTACATTTTATGAATCTTATTCTTCCGTTCTTCCGCAAGACGGTGACGAAGAACTAGAGCAATTCGGATTGCCTTCTGATTTTTTTTCTGTGCTTCAGAATAGAATAGTTGAAGCAGTTGCAGAGGTTCATGGAAAACAATTTTCCGATATTCACAAGATTGGTTTTCATGCTCAGAAGTGGGAGCCAGGAGCCTTTGCAAAAGAACATTCAGACAATACAGATTTAGAAGGCAACACTGGACCATTTGAAAGAAGCAGGTACGCTGCCTTTTTATACCTTAATGACGAGTTTGAAGGCGGACTACTAAAGTTCAATAAGCAAGATAAATTGATTTATCCTAAGACAGGTTCTTTAGCTGCTTTTGCAGGCGGGTTTGATAATACTCATGAGGTTACAATGATTACTTCTGGCATTAGGTACACGCTTGGATCATTTTGGGACGACAGAGACCAGAGTGCTTACCCTCAAGAAACAATTGATGCCTGGGACGCTGAAATGAAAAGAATTAGAGAAGAGCAAGAAGTGATAAAGGCTGGTTGGCAAGATGCACTAAAAGAAGGATATAAGTTAGATCCAGACGGAAATAAATATAAAATGGAGGAAAACGAATAATGCAACTAGAAGAAAGATTACATGAAAATGTTTACATGTATTCGGATGTAATTGAGAATCCTCAAGAAATTATTGATCTAATCAATAAGCTGGATTCTGACGAAAGAGTTCACAAGGTTATTCCTAAGTGGAACAATTGGAACTCAAGCAGCAGAGATGGAAATATCTTTGGTAAGAAAAAAGATTTCAATCTAGCTGAAGTAGAAGGTTTAGATCCAGAAGTTAGAAAGGATGTAGACTTAATTATTTCTACGATTAGAAATGCAATTAGAAATATTGCAGAAGCTTTTATTGTAGACAGAGGTCTGAAGGGAGAGCCAAACGTTTCTCCTTTCGTAGGTATTTCTAAATATATTCCAGGTTGTGCCATGGGAGCACATTTTGACAGACAGGCTGGAGATAACAGTTTAGAGTGGTCAATTATCATTTATTGGAACGACGATTATGAAGGTGGAGAAATATCATTTGTAATCAGACCAGAAGACTTAAGACTAGAGGTTAATGGTCATTTGAGACCACCAGACGACGCTCTAGATCCAAGAACTAAAGACATGGTTACATTTACTGCAAAGCCAAAAGCTGGTAGCGCACTAATATTCCCATCTACTGACCCATACAAGCATCAAGTTCATATTATGAAAGAGGGAGAAAAATATATTACTCCAGGTTTCATATTTGTAGATGGCTATGTTGTTGGTGGCCCAGGAGGTCCTTCAGAGGAGTACATCAAAGCTTATCACGAGCAAATGAATGGAATGATGTAGTTGTCTTTTGATAACATTGAAGTGGAAGTTCTTCACCCTAAAATTTGGGTTTTTAAAAACATACTAACTCAAAGTGATGATTTAATAAATTATCTAAGGGGTGAAGAATTTTCTAATCAATGGATGCAATGGTATTCTTTCGGAGAAAAAATTTATCTTCCTATAGGAGGATCTAGTTTTGAAAAATTTCCATCTGATTTAGAATGGTCTGAAAAAATAACGCTTGAGTCTTCTAAAAACAAATCACTTCAAGAATTTACCGATTCTTTTTATTACATAACAAAAAAATATACTGAGTCTCAAGGAATAGTTTTAGATAATTGGGAGTTTGGTAGCCCAGATTTGTGTTACTATAATGAAATGTCTGGTGTTTCTGGAACCCAGGCCATGAATTATCATACTGATTATCAGCTAGAAAGAGATTACGAGCCAGGTATGAAATTTGAAACAACTTCTGTGTTTTACCTAAATGATAATTATGATGGTGGAGAAATATGTTTTAAGGTATTCGAAGAAGACTATTCAAAAGTTTTACACAGAATATCGTACAAACCATCAAAGGGAGATGCAATAATTTTCCCATCCAAGCACCCCGTCTATCATGGAGTAAAAATTGTTGAAAACGGAACTAAGTACATAATTAGAAGTTATTGGAAATATTGGCAGGACGGAACAGAAGAATACTACAATGATAAAAACTCTATGGGCGTAGAAGAGTTTGAAGAATTTTTAGATCAAAGACACAAAGACATTTGGAATGAAATTGTTAGTAAAACTCATGATGATGTAACAGGATAATCATGAATATAAATAAACTTTTACCAGACATTTATGAGGTTGAAAATTTTATAACAGAAAAAGAACAGTCTCTTATTCTAGACCAGATAAAGTTACTAGATGAAAGTTACTGGTATGCAATGGATAAGAATGCATACGAGTTTAATTTTTGGGATGGCAAAATAATAGATCCAATGGTTCATGAACTAAATGATAATCTTTACGATGGCATAAATGTTAAATGTAAAAAGATTTTTGATTCGTTTTTAGAGATTACTGGAATAAATATTGCCAGATACACTAAAGATGATTTTTTAGGCACACACAGGGATTATTGGAAATACGATGAAGATTATCATATAAGATACGGTCTTGTTATATATTATAATGATGATTACGAGGGCGGAGAGATAGAGTATCCAGAACTAAATCTAATACATAAGCCAAAAGCAAGGTCCATGTTGATTCATGGTGGAAACATATTACATGGAACGCTGCCAGTTAAAAGTAATAATTATAGATATATATCTACAATGTTTGTTAAAGGATCTAAAGATAAACCTGCAGTTCTAAGCAAGGAACTGTTTGATGGAATAGAGGAATCAGATGGAACAATTTATAGATAAAAGAAACTTTATAAGTTCTTCGGACTCATTTGCACTAGACATCCTGAATTATAAGAGGGATGGATACTATGTTGAAATGGGTTCAGCAGACCCCATTAAGGGAAATACTACTTATAGAATGGAAAAAGATTACGGATGGAAAGGACTAGGGTTTGACTTAAACGAACAGCATGCTAAAAACTATAACTCGGTTAGATCCAATCCATGCCTAGTAGAAGACGCAACTAAATTTAATTACCTAAAGTATTTTGAAGAAAATAATTTTCCAAAACAAATAGATTATCTTCAAATTGATATAGAGAGTCCAATGGACAGAGGCGGGAGACCTCAGCATCCAATAGGACAACCGCTTTTAGGTTTAATTGCTTTGCCACTAAATCATTATAGATTCACTGTCATTTCTTTCGAGCATGAGTTTATAATTCATTATAAAAATGCTTCTTTGAGAGATGCACAGAGAGAAATTTTAGATAGCCTCGGCTATTCATTAGTTTGTAAAATTGGCCATGAAGATTGGTGGGTTGACTCTACAGTTATTCCTTACCAAGACTACAAGTGGTACTCTAGATTTGAGTCGCCATGACAGCTGCTGGACAGTTAAAGCAAGAACATGTCGATGTTGTTTCTAGTTATCTTAATGATGTTTCCTCTAAAAAGGCAACATCTTATATGCTAACAATATCTAGAGATGGTGAGTCCCCAGTAAGAACTATCATATTCTATGACAATGCAATAGATGCATCTGAAGCATACAATATGTATAAGGACTGGGGTTTTGCTAGACAGTACTTGACAGTAACATTATATGAGCCATCTGGAAGAATAAATCAAAAGGTGTTTAAAAGAAATCAGGCGGGGGATCCAACTTTTTTAAGACAAAATTACTATGATGTTGCGGAAGCCTTAAATGATTTAAAGCCTTTTCTAGAAAAGGATGTATATGATAAGGCATGTGCCAAAATAGCCACCTCTTTTGCCAAAGATAATTGGAGATTTGATCCAGAAAGGTTTTTAAAAACAACTGGATCGGATATCGTGTTAAACGGATAAAATTGGTATAATATAGTTATGTCACCATATCAAAGGCATCCAAGAAGGCATTTTTCAAATCAAATGAAAAATCCTTATTTCCATAGCAAACACTATCAAGAAGAACATACTTCTACTGAGGTGAAAATAGAAAAAGCTGCCCTGAGCTTTATTCATTTTTTCAAAAAGATATTCAGCAAAAAGTAAAGCTTCTGATATAATAAAATCATGTCCTACTATACTTCAATTTTTAAGGACAGCCCACTAGGTTTCTGGAAGCTTGATGAGAGTGTGGGCAATGTGGCGTATGATTATTCTGGATGCGGAAATCACGCTGAGTATAACAATTTTGTAGATGAAAAGATATTTCCATTGATTCCTCAAGGAGTTTCTGGAACAACAATAACTAGCACATCTTATATCGATTTTCCAATAACAAAAGACTATTATGGGAATAACTCATCAGAAGCTTTTGGGACAACAAAAACTTCGGACAACGATTTTTCTTTAGAGGCATGGATATACCCAAAGTCAATAAACTCTTTTACAAAAATTTTAGGAACATCTAACGACTTAGGGATTTATTGGGATCAGGGAAATATTGTTTTTTCAGTTGGCTCAGAAAAAATTTCTTATACCCTGCCTAATACAAATAAAACTATGCACATTGTTGCAGTATATAAAAAGCAATTAATATCTTTATACATAGACGGAGTTCTTGTTAGGTCTAAAAAACTAAATAATTTTAGATTTTCCAATAATTCAATTTTACTTTCTTCTGGGCCATGTTCTGCTGGTGAAAGTTTTGTTATAGATGCACCAGCAGTATACAGGTATGCATTAAGTATAAATCAAATTAAAAATCATTACTTTAAATCGTCAACTGTTACACCATCACAGATTGCTTCTTTAAACTCTGGAGTTATATTTAAATCAACAGAGAAACATCAGCCAGAAGCAGATAAGTTTATGTTTCCGTTATCAAAAGGATGGGATTACTTTTCAAGTGCGGAATTGGCTTATGATGAAATTAAAAACACTATCTATTTAAAGCCAGGGAAATTATCTGGAGAATTTGTAGAAGCAGTTTCTTTATCAATAAGAAAAAATTATGTGTCTTCAAAAATAGAATGGCTGGGCGGAGAGGGAGTGTCTGTCTTTGTTTCAACTGATGAAATAACTTGGACTCAGTGTGAGAATGGATCTTCTATTCCAAACCCAAATAATAAAAAAATAATATATGTTAAGGTGCAGTTTGATTCTTCTGATTCAACAGAGTATACTCCAGAACTACATTATTTAAGTTTGTTTTTTTATCAAGAGAAGAAATTATTTGCACACAATGGAACTGGACATATATCTTCTAATCAATTATCTGGAGATATAGACCTATCTAATTTAGAATACCCAGTTCTTGCAAGAGCCAAAAATGATGGCATAGTTTGTAAATCAGCAGGGTTTAAATTAACTACAATTAATTCAATTTTAGATTTAGAATTTATATTTACACCTAAATCTTTGTCTGCGGGATACTTGGTACACAACATGACTGAGGGCACCGAATACAGCCTTTCCTGGGCCTCTGGAGGCTCTATCTCCAAGTCTGGGATATCTGAGCTATACATAAATGGACAGGACGCCACAGGGGCTACAAACATATCTTCTTATATCAATATAAATGATTCAAATCATATATTTATCAAATTCAATTCAGAGATTACGGGAGACACCTGGTTTAATGTAAAGTATCAGTCTGGATCCTGGAGCGGGCTTTTAGACAATAATACCTACAAAAATATAACCATATATTCAAATAGTGATGCTGATCCAATAAATAACTATCAACTTTATATGGGCAATAACTCTTTAATAGTAGAGGATTCGGACATCACCATGACAGAACTAGATGTGTACACATATTCTCCAGACTGGGTACGTATATCAAATTAGCTCAGCGTCATTTTGTGTGACAAAAGGCTGGACTTAGGCTGTCATTAGTGGTAAAATGATGTGTATATGGATATCAAAACTAGCTATAAGGTCAAAGAAGGCGAAACCACAATTGGTGTTTATGTCTGGGAGATGCCAGACGGACGCTGGATCGGAGACGATGAGGGAAACTTCTTGTCGGTAGCATCACGTAAAGATAATAGACAAAAGATTGAAATGCTGGCTAAAGCAGTAAGACATTATGGAATTGAAGAAGGAAAGCCTAAGTTTTTAGAAGGCAGTAGAAAAATTGACGACGAAGAGTTTGAGTATCAAAAACAAAGATTAAAATGGGGACTTACTCCAGATCCGTTGGATATAGGAAACTATAAGGATGAAATGAAAAAGTTAAAGGGTGGAAAATAATGGAGTTTATTGATGATGAAGAAAACTCGATCAGCGAAATAGAAATTTCTAATGCGGCTGATTGGGTTAAGTACAATAGCCCAAAGAACACCATCAGCAATGATCCATTTAAGGTGGAGGGCGAAGACATATCTAAGATATCTGGATTAGGACCTACATTCAGAAGAAAGATGAATCGTGACCTGCAAAAAAGATTTGTAGGTGTGGATGGAACTGCTACTCAGCAAAATCTATTACAGCAAGCAGTAACTGGCTATGCTATGTTTGACTTGATCGAGCCACCATATAACCTAGAATATCTTTCAAGAATTTATGAAATTTCTCCATACAACTACGCTGCCATAAATGCAAAGGTGTCCAACATCGTTGGACTTGGTTATCAGTTTGTAGAATCAAAAAGAGCAAATGATGCGTTAGACAACATAGAAGATGAAAAGCAGCTTGCAAGAGCTAGAAAAAAGCTAAATAGAATTAGACAAGATTTAAATGAGTGGCTTGAGTCAGTAAACGAAGAAGAAACATTTACTGAAACTCTTATTAAGGTGTATACAGATTTAGAATCTACAGGAAATGGATACATCGAGATTGGAAGAACAACAAGAGGCGATATAGGATATATTGGACATATACCTGCTAAAACAATGCGTGTAAGAAGATTGCGTGATGGATATATGCAGTTGCTATATGGAAAGGCAGTGTTTTTTAGGAACTTTGGAGATCAAGAGACTCCTAATCCAATTACAAGTGCAACAGATCGCCCTAATGAAATTATTCATTTAAAGAAGTACACTCCAACAAATAATTATTATGGAATACCAGACATTATTGCATCTCAAAACGCAATGGCTGGAAATGAATTTGCTGGAAAGTACAACCTAGATTATTTTGAAAACAAGGCGGTGCCAAGATATCTTATTACAGTCAAGGGCGCAAAGCTTTCGGGTGAATCAGAAAGAAAACTTTTAGAGTTTTTCCAGGTAGGCTTAAGAGGTAAAAATCATAGATCTCTTTATATTCCTTTGCCCCCAGACTCTGCTGATTCAAAAACTGAATTTAAAATGGAGCCAATTGAATCTGGAGTTCAAGATGGGTCATTTAATACTTACAGAATTTCAAATAGGGACGAAATATTAATTTCTCATAGAGTTCCTATAAATAAAATAGGAACCCCTGCTGGAGTTAATTTAGCAGTCGCTAGAGACGCAGATAAAACATTCAGGGAGCAGGTTTGTGGCCCTGCCCAGGCTAATTTAGAAAAGAAATTAAATAAGATTATTGAAGAAAAGACAGACGCTTTAACAATTAAATTTAATCAGTTGGCCCTTAATGATGATGATACTCAGTCAAAAATTGATGAAAGATATTTAAGATTCCAGGTAATTACACCAAATGAGGTTAGAATTAGAATGGGATTAGTTCCTAGAGAAGGTGGCGATGAGGTCGTAGATCTTCAAGCCCAGGCAGCAGAAGCAAAGGCTCAGGCAATGCAAACCAGAACTAGGGACCAAGAAAGATCTGCAAATTCTCCAGATACCTCTGGGGAAGGCCGAAATGCAAAAGGCGACGGCAGACAAGTCGAGTAGTCTTACTCAACTGTTATTTGCCTTTTGATATATAGAAATCTATAATATACACATATGACCATTGAAAAATCCCATTGGTCTTCTAACGGAAATGTTATTAATTTATCAGTTCCGTTTACGAAGGTCAACAGAGAAAAAAGAACAGTCTCAGGTTTTGCTACATTAGACAACCTAGATCAGACTGGTGATGTTGTTACGCAGGAAGCGAGCATGAAAGCTTTCGAAGGTTTTCGTGGAAATCTAAGAGAAATGCATCAGCCTTTAGCTGTCGGTAAGGTTGCATCATTTAGACCAGAAACATATTACGATCCAAAAACAAAAGAGTTTTATAACGGAGTATATGTTGACGCATACATTTCAAAAGGCGCACAGGATACCTGGGAAAAAGTTCTTGATGGAACATTAACAGGATTTTCAATTGGCGGAAAGATTATAGATTCAGACACAGAGGTTAACAAGTCTACAGGACAAAGCGTTAGATTTATTAAAGATTATTCTTTAGTTGAATTATCAATAGTAGACTCTCCAGCAAATGAGCTTTGCAATATTTTGTCTATTGAAAAGGTAAATGGCCAAATGATATTTAAAGGAATTGCTGCAGATGTAAAAATGGAAAATATTTTTTATTGTGCAGAAAGTGATTCTGTGTTTATGTCAACAGAGGCAGAATATATTTCTCCAGTTACTGGAAAGAAGACAGAACTCATTGGATGGGTAGAGTCAAACGATATTAACAAATCAAAGGAAATAGATAAGATTCTTGATTCTCATAAATCAAGATTAAAAACGTTGCCTGATACACAAATTGCAAAACAGGCAAACGCAGAAGGAGGTAATGAAGTGGAAAACGTAGAAAATACAGAAGTCGTAGAAGACACTGTTGAAAAGTTACGTGCTCCTGAGGCTCCAAAGAAAGATGAGCCAAAGGCAGCAGCTCCTGTTGTAAAAGCAGAAGCGCCTGCAGCTCCAGTTGTAGAAGCAACTCCAGCTGCTCCATCATCTGATGAAGTTAAAAAGTCTGATGAAGTTGAAAACACTGAAGCAACATCAGAAGAAACTTCTGCCGAAGTTCTGGAAAAAGCAGCCGACGTATCAGAAGTTGAGGTTGAAGAACCTGATTTTGCAAAGATGCTTGGTGACCTAAAGGGTTTCTTCTCAGAGACTTTGGAAAAAGCCTCTGAGGCAAACGCAGCTCAAGTTACAGCTATCAAAGAGACAGTTGAAACTTTCAGCAAAGGCGTAGATGCTAGAATTTCAGAATTAGCAGAACAACACACAGCACTCTCATCTGCAGTAGATGCAATTAAGAATACAATTGCAACTGTTGAAAAGAGAGTAGACGCAGTCGAATCAGAGACTGCATTCAAGAAGTCCTCAGACCTTGGCGGGTCTCAGGAGATTACAATAAAAAAATCAAAATGGAACGGTTCTTTCCTCGGTTCCGTTAATGAATTACTTAAATAATGAAGGTAGGTGAAACAAAAAACAATGAGCAATGAACTATTACAAAAAGCAGTTTCCGCTGATACAACATTAACCACAGCAATGACTGGTTCCGCTGGTGCCGATTCAGGTATCCACGTTGGTTCCGAAGGCAAGGGTGGTTTGTTGAACCCAGAGCAATCTGCTCGATTCCTCGATTATATGTTCGATGCGACAGTAATCGGTAAGGTAGCTCGTACTGTTCGAATGAGAGCAGACACTACTGAAATTGATCGTATCGGCGTAGGTGAGAAACTTATGAAGGTTGCTTCTGAAGCAGATAACACAAACAGTGGTAATGCT